CAAACATCATCATCAAAATCTACTTTATCACCAAATGTTTTATTTGTAAATGTTTGTGTTGCTGCTAATCCTGCTAAAGTATCTGCTGATGCAGGTAATACTAAACTTATGTTACCAGAAAAATCAGCATGTGCAGGTGCTTTTACTTCAGCATAATGTGCATTACCTGTTTCACAATACAATCGTATTACAGATCTTGAACCACCATTCTTAACATCTACTATACCACCACCAAGACTTACTGTACCTCCAATAATAGCATTACCAGAAACAGATACATCATCTTTAAAATGTGCATAATCTGTAACACTTAATGTAGAACCAAGTTGTACTGCTCCTGCTATTGTTACATGTCCACCTACATTTATATCTCCTGATACAGATACATCTCCATCAAAAGTTGCATTACCTGTTGCAAAAAAAGTACCACCAATAGAAGTATTACCTGCTACATCTAATGTGCTACCTAATGATACTGCTCCTGCAATAGTAGTATGACCACCAATATTCATATCACCAGATACAGAAACATCTCCATCAAATGTTCCATTACCTATAACTGTAACTGTACCACCTATATGTGCATTACCACCTATAGTTGCATTATCAACAGATATATCACCTGTAATAACTGCAGGTACATTTGTTAAATTTGCACCATCTCCAAAGAAAGCTGAAGCACATACTTTAGAACTTACATGCACATCTCCTTTAACTGTAACATTACCACCTAATGATACATTACCTGCTACATCAAGTGTGCCACCAATACTTGTATTACCTGCTACAGTAGCTGTACCACCTATATTTATATTACCTGATACAGAAACATCATCTTCAAACTCAGCTTTACCAGTTATATTAGATGTACCACCTATAGATACATTACTTGTTACTGTTAATGTACTTGCTAAATTAACTGCACCATTTACACTTAATGTGCTTTTTAAATGTGTAGCACCTTCTATAGTTGCAGTAGAAGATACTTTTAATGTACCACCTATTTGTGCATTTGAAACTGATATATTACCTGTAATAGGTATACCTGTAATATTTGTACCATCACCATAAAATGCTGAAGCACAAACTTTTTCTGCAAATGTAGCATTACCACCTACACCTAATGTACCTGTTATTGTTGTATTACCTGCTACTGTTAATGTACTTGCTAAATGAGTAGCTCCTCCTACTGATAATGTTCCACCTATAGAAGCATTACCTGCAATAGTAGCTGTACCTCCAATATGTGCATCTCCACTTATACATACATCATTATCAAACTCTACCTTATCTCCAAAAGTTTTATTAGTTAATGTATCAGTAGTAGATGTTCCTACAAGTGTAGCAGAACTTGTTGGTAATGTTATTGTTAAATTACCACTATAAGAAGAATGTGGAGGTGATTGTAAAGCTGCATAATGAGCATTAGAAGATTCACAATATAATTTTATATTAGATTGAGTACCACCATTTTTAATAGCTATCTCACCACCAGATACCATTACAGCACCAGTTATTGTTGCAGTACCTCCTACATTTAATGTACCTCCTACTATAGCATTAGATACAGATATATTACCTTCTATTGTAGCTGTAACTCCTGTTAAGTTTGTTCCATCTCCATAATAAGAAGATGCACAAACAACACCTGTTAATTGTAAATTACCAGATACAGACATATCATCTGATACACCAAACTTACCTGCAACCATTACTTGACTTGTTGCTACTTGTAATGCAGTGTTAACTCCATCACCTGTTTGAACATTTATTAAACTTGCACTAACTCCTTCATTAGCAGATACTGCCATTTTAAGAAGTTGTTTATAACTATTAGATACTAATTTTCCTGTTAATGTACTCATACTGTTTGCCACCATCTATCTTTTGTTGTATCATCCCATGTAAAATTAGATTGTTCCCAAGTTAAACTTCTACCTAAATCATCTATTCTTGCATGTCTTATAGTAGGATCTTCTCTTAAACTTGGAGCTTCATTTTGTGGATGATTTTTTAAATCAAATGCACCATCAAAACATTGAGGGC